CCAAGACCTCATTGGTGAGATGCCGAAATCACGTGAGCTTGAGTTCCGCATGACTCAAATTCCTCCACCTAGCTGGAATGCTATGGTGGCTAGGTTTGTGCGGGCCTCGCCAAAACTACAAGTACGCCAGATCTCACCGGTACTGGAAGAAAAGGTAGGAACCGGGGGTAGTTACTGCCACGCGTCTGCATTGGAACTGCAGTCAGAGTGGAGAGTGGACCCCTGGGGATCAACAGTCATGGAGCGTTCCTCCGATCACCGTTTTTACGGTGGCGCCCGGCTGTGCGCGAAGAAAGTTCCTATGGGCGTGTCGTCTGAGACTACGCACGACCCTGAAAACAATAGTTTCAGCAAGAATACTAACAAAACCAACAACAAACCTCCGACTACCACTGATAGGGAAATGGCCCCTAAGGTAGTTGTGCAAGCCATCAACAAATTGCGTGCGCAAAAGCGCGCCCGTGAACGCCGTGAGAGGTGGTCTGGTGTTGCTCAGGCCGACATCCAGTACGACACCCTTAGCATACCTAACACTACACAGGGCACGAACGACCACGTCCAACAGCAGGTTGTTTTCAAGAATGAGCCACAAGGGATCCATGTCGAAGCGAGTGATTACTATGATGACATGGTGGTCAACATGGAACTTAGTCAAACTCTTGGCAAGTATTTTATGCGTCCCAAGCTTATTTTCACTTACAGCTGGGTGGAGAACACTGCTAGTGGTTTCAAGACTTCCTTCAATCCGTGGCAGTTGTTTTTTGCAGGTGCCGACATGAAAGCCAAACTTGAGGGCTACGGTCTCATGAGGAGTAAGTTGGTGCTGAAGTTCCTCATCAATGGATCGCCGTTTTACTATGGTTCCATGATGGCTGCGTATCACCCACTCTCTGGATGGCGGGCCGATACTGCTGGCGGTTCCACGTTAGGAGTTGCTCTTGTTCCGGTGTCGCAGCGCCCGCACGTGTGGCTGGAAAATCAGAATTGCTCCACTGCAACACTTGAACTTCCGTTCTTGTACCCCATGCCATTTTTGGACACAACCTCCACGCAACGACTTGCTGATATGGGCAGGGTGGATCTGTACCAGTTCGCCACGCTTCTCAGTGCGAATGGGACCTCATCAACACCTGTGGACATTCAAGTGTACGCTTGGGCTGAGGATGTCGTGCTTGCGGGCCCTACCAATAGACCCGTTGTGCAATCTGAGTTTGTCCCTGACGGGCAAATCTCTGGGCCTGCCGCTGCTGTTGCTGCTAGTGCCAGTGCTCTGAGCAATGTTCCGGTGTTGGGACCTTATGCCATGGCCACATCCCAGGTGGCAAAGAAGTTATCTAGCTGGGCCGGTTACTTCGGGTACACCAACGTGCCCAATGTGAGTGATGTCGCTCCGATTAAGCAGATCCCCTTCAGTTTGGCCATCACCGACATTTCTGAACCTGTCCAAAAATTGTCACTTCACGCGAAGGCCGAGACATCTGTTGGTTCACAGCAACACGGCGGGCCCTCGGTAGACGAGTTAGCCTTCAACAGTTTCTTGTGTCGCCGTAGTTTTTTGGTTGGCACAGACTGGTTAACCACGAGTGCCATTGGGGAACCCATTTTCACCACAGCAGTTGCACCTCAGATGTTCCAGCGCTCTAGCACCCAAATCTCACACACTCCTGTGAGCTACGCTGCGACCATGTTCCAGTACTGGCGGGGCTCCCTGAAGTATACGTTCAAGGTGATCCGCTCTCCGTATCATCGAGGCCGACTGCAGATATCATGGGACTCCCGCACCGGTGATCTTTCGCAAGGTGGTGCTCTCGGTAACGCCAACACAATCAACACCATCATGGATTTGGATGAAGTGAGTGAGTGCTCCTTTGTTGTGCCCTACGCACGTGCTGAACCTTTTTGTGAGACTTACGCCTTGGCTAACACCGGCACTGCTCTGTGGAGTACCGATGCAGTGCCGTCTGGCACTTGGGCACGGTCCAATGGTGTGCTTAGTGTTAGAGTCCTCAATCGACTCACCGCACCAGAGTCATCCTCTACGGTTGAAATATTGGTGTTTGTGGAGGCTTGCGAAGACTTTGAGCTTGCTGCTCCTCGAGACTACAACGTTTACTCTGGGACCAGTATCTTGTCTATGAGCACTCTCACCACCAGTGTTGCCCAGTCAGATGTGCACTACGATGACGAAGTTGCTGACACCAGTGCTGCCCCCGGAGATAAGGCCTCGAATTTGTACAAGAGTATCTTTGGAGAACGCATTGTTAGTTTTAGGGATGTGTTGCACAGATCGAGTTTGTCGTTTGTGTACAATGAGGTCAACAGTGACGCTTTGGCCGGTCTTGGTCGCAACATCATACCTGTTAAGCGATTGCCGCCTCCCCCCGGTGTGTACAACAATGGATGGTGGACAGGCATCATTGGTGGGAACACCCAGCGGTTGTTTTACACCAAGTTCCACCCCATTCTTGCCGTTGGATCTTGCTTTGTGGGTTACAAAGGTTCTGTCAATATCACCGTTAACGTTGACCAACCAGTGCTCAGCACTGCAGTGGATACTTTGACCGTGTACAAAGTGCAGAACGCTAGTGCACTCACAAGTGCCGAGCGGCAGCCTCAAGATTCTGTGCTGTATCGCACTGACCTTTCGGCCGCCAATGCGACCAGAATTGCCATTACGGGTGTGGATGCTGGCCGTGCCGGCATGGCCCTCACTAACACGAAGACCAATTCTGGCATGTCGGTGCAACTGCCATACTACTCCAAAACCCTTTTCACGTTGATGAATCCGTACAATGAGTACAATAATCAGGACAGCCTCACTGACGCTGACAATGATTGGTGGAACATTGAGTGGCGACACAACAAGCCTGCCAATAACACTTCTTTGACTGGTTCCATGACGTCTGTCTATTACGCCACGGGACCAGACTTTGATTTTGTGTATTTCCTCAACGTTCCCACCTTGACTATGGTCACGGTGTCAACACCGTAATTGGTGGATAGCCTTACTAGTGGCTAAAAATAACTAGAACTACCCAACTGACACACTTTGTCTTTGACCGTGTTGCCTCAATCGCGTAGCCCTTAGGGGTGTGAATCCGTAATAGGTTGCATGTGTGTCTCAGTTGCCCGGTGATACGGCCGCCGGGGGCTCCATGAGCAGGACGCGCGCGAAGTTGACAAGAAC